CCGGTTGCCGAGGCGGCGGTACGGATGGTCAATCCGTTCTCGGGCGCCCTGGTGGTGATGTTGGCTGGCGAGCGGGCTTTGTATGTCGCAGGCGGCCCCCGCGCCGCCCTGACGATTTGGCTACCGCCGGCGGAGCCGGACATGTTGGTGGAGATCAGTTTTGCCAACCCCGTGACGGCGCTGACGATAGCCGATGCCGGCGCCGCGCCCTTATCGCCCCCCGAGAATGCTTACGGTCCAGGCGCCGGGCTCCAGTTCCGCTATCTGGAAAGCGGTTGGGTGTATTGGAAATAACCAGATGACCATCGCGCCGTGGCCTGAGTGGTTGCCGGATCAGCCGGATTTCGGCAACACCGGCAGCCCGGTCATCAAAAACTGCGTGCCGCTGACCCAGAAATCCTACGGCCCGATGCCGACCGCGGTGCCGTGGAGCGACAACACCCTGGACGAGGTCTGCCAGGGTTCCTATAGCATCCGGGCGCCGGACGGGCAGGTCTACATTTTTGCCGGCGACCGGCAAAAGCTCTACCAGGTATTGCCGACCACCAAAAACCTGGCGGATGCCAGCCGCACCGTCGGCGGGGCTTATGCCACGCCGCCTGTTCTCCTCACTGGCGGCCACTGGTCGATGACCAGCTTTGGCGACCACATCATCGCGACCAACGGGGTGGACCCGATCCAGAGCCTCGCTTTGGGAGATGCTAACTTCGCCGATCTGCAGCCGGGTGACCCGCTGGCCGACCCGGTCGTCGCGCCTGCGCCAGTCGCCAAATACGTCGCGGTGGTGAAAGACTTCCTGATGGTCGGCAACACGGTCGATGATGTCGATGGTCCGCGGCCTTACCGGGTGTGGTGGTCGAGCATCAACGACCCGACTTATTGGCCAGTCCCGGGAAGCATAGAAGCACAACAGGTCATGAGTGATTACCAAGACCTGGTCCAGACTGATCTAGGTAACGTCACTCAGTTAGTCTCCGGCTTTGCCCCGGGAAGCGATGTTGTTATCTTTTGCACTGGTGGAATTTACACCGCTTCCTTTACCGGACCGCCGCTCATTTTCCAGTTTAGAATTGCTCAGGGTGCCAGCGGCACGATGGCGCCGCGTTCGGTGGTGGTGGATCACGCGCGCGACCAGAGCGGCGCCGTCCGGCCGGTTTGTTACTATCTCAGCTCGGACGGGTTTGCTGCCTTTGACGGTAGTGCCTCTTACCCCGTCGGCGCCCAGAAGTGGGACGCCTTGTTCTGGCGCGAACTCGATGACCAATACCTGACCTATGTCCAGGGTATCCGCGACCCGCGCTCTCGCAGTGTCATCTGGGCCTATCCAACGGTCGGCTCAAACGGGCTTCTATCGCGTCTCTTCGTCTACAACTGGGAGCTTTCCCGCGCCTCCTACATCGACCTCGATCCGCCGCTGACCCACGTCGAGTGGATGACGGTCGCGATGTACGGCACCATCTACAACCTCGACAATATCGACGGGCTCGGCGACCTCGATACCATCCAGCCGAGCTTTGACGATCCGTTCTGGACCGGCAACATGGCGTCCAGGCTTAGCTTCTTTGACCGGGATCACCGCCTGGCGATCGGTGGCGGCCCGGCGATGGCGCCTACTTTAGAAACCGCCGAGATGCAGCCACAGGACGGCAGGCGGGCGTGGGTGCGGCTGACCCGGCCGCTCAACGACGGCAATGCCACCGCGACAATCGCAGTCGGCCACCGCGAGCGGCAGACCGATCCCGTCACCTGGGAGCCGCCGGTCGCGCTCAACGAGATTGGGGAGTGCCCGCAACGCGCCACCGGACGCTATATCCGGTTTCGCATGCAGATGCCGGCAGGGCAGACCTTCCGCCATCTCGCTGGGTTAGACGTTCAAATTATTCCTGAAGGATCGCGGCGCTGATGGCTGCCCACAGCCCGCTCACCACTACCGTGCCCACAGTGCCGCCGGACCAGCCGCCGCAAGCCTGGGCCGCGTGGCTGCGCGGCATGGCGGAGAGCCTTAACTTGCTTGCCGCTCGCGCCAACAACGTGCCGCCGGACGCCGTTGACGACGCCGCAGCGGCAGCGGCGGGCGTCGCAGTCGGCGGGCTCTACCGCGCTGGGTCGGTGCTGATGGTGCGGGTTGCCTGAAGTCAGCGTGCGCTTGCCGCCGCTCGATGAACTGGCGGAACGCTGGCGGTACATCGCGCCGCTTCTTGCCAAGTCTACCCGCCGGGCCGGCGGCGCTTACGAGCCGGTCGATGTCCTGCGGGCGGCGTTTGCCGGCCAGTTCGGTATCTGGATCTGTGAAATAGACCGCAGGGTCGCTGCCGTCATAGTCACCGAGATCAGGCAATACCCGCGTCGCCGCGCGCTCGAAATGATCTTTGCCGGCGGCAGCAACATGGAAATGTGGATCGGGCCGTTGATTGCAGCAATTGACCAGCACGCGCGGGAAACCGGGTGCCAGTGCATCACCACGCTTGGCCGCCCCGGGTGGCTGCGGGCCTGGGGGGCGGAAGCAACCGGTGACATCGCGATGCTGCGAAGGGTTGAATAGATGGGTAAGCCGTCGCAAACCAACGCCACCTCGACCGCCATCAACCCGGTGCAAACCGCGCAACAGCCCTACCTCAACGATCTCTGGGGGCAGGCGCAAAACCTTAACAGGACCGACCCACAGACCTATTACCCCGGCCAAACCCTGGCCGACTATATCCCGCCCAACATCCTGCAAACCCAGGGCTACCAGGACCTCTACAACACCGGGCAGAACGTCACTGCCGGCATGTGGCCGACCGCCAACACCGCCTTCCAGCAGGCCGCAAGCGGGCAGTATGGCGGGCAATATAACCCGGCCTATCCGTACTACCAGCAGTTCGCCGGCGGCTCCGGGCCGGTCATGCAGAACTACCAAGGCTTGCAAAACGCCGCGACCCAAGGCGGCCAGCAATACGCGGGCGCGGTCGGGCAATACGCCGCCCCTTCGATGGCATATGGCGCCCAAGGTGCCGCCAACAACAATCTGGGATTGTCGCAGCTCGGCCAAACGGCCTCGGGTTATTACCTGAACTCCAACCCGTACATGTCGCAGATGGTCCAGTCGGCGATGGACCCGGTGACCCGCAACTACCAGACATCGGTAGCGCCCTCGCTCGATGCTGCCGCCAGCGCAGCCGGGCGGTACGGCTCGGGGACCCAGGCCGGGCTTGCCAGCACGGCAGAGCAGAACCTCGGCCGCAGCCTTTCCGACCTCTCGGGCAACCTCTACGGCCAGCAATACGCGAGGGAAAGACAGGCGCAGGACGCCGCGGCGCAAAACTACGGCCAGCTCTACAACGCAGGTCTCAACCTCGGCCTGACCGGGGCGCAGCAGGCCGCCAATATCCAGGGTGCTGCCGGCAACCAGTATTTTGCCGGCCAGCGAGCCGCCCAGGACGCCGCCAACCAATACGGCGCGACCGCGCTGGCCGGCGCCGGCGGATTGTCCAGCGGCTACAACACCGGCAACCAAGCCTCATTGGACGCCTTGCGGATGTACCCGCAATTGGCGCAGGCCGCTTACTCGGGACCACAGGCGACGATCCAGGCGGGGACTGGCCTCACTGCGCAAGACCAGCAGTATCGCCAGTTCCAGCAGCAGCAGATCCAAGACCAGATGGCGCGTTACTACGGGGTGCAGCAGGCGCCGTGGCAGGGGTTACAGCAATACAGCAGTCTCATCGGCTCGCCGCAGACCGGCAGTGCCAGCCAAACGACGCCCTACTTCTCCAACCCCGTCGGCAGCGCGATTTCCGGCATCGCCGGGCTGGCGGGAGCAGCCAGCAATCTGGCACCGCTCCTGGGCCTGGCGATTTGAGCCTGGTCGTCCCCGAACCGGAAGGCGACATCCGGGCGCAACTCCGGGCGGTAATCGATCCGAAGCATCCGAAGCGGGCCTGCTTTGCCACGCGGGAGAATTACGGGATAGCACTGCCGCCGGACGCTTGTGACGAAGTCGAGACCTATACGGAAAAGAGGCGGGAGGGCTGTCTCTTCACCATCGACGAGGCGTTGGCCAAAGCCTTCCGCATCGCGCCTGCGGAACCGGAAGCCGCCTTCGACAAAGCGATGGCCGAGATCCTGGGCTATCCCGAGGCCAAACCGGACGTGCTGCTGGCCTGCCAGGGTCGGCTTTTTACCCTGGCCCGTGTCGTTCAGGCGCGTGACACGCAAGACTGGGTGGTGCACGAGGCGATGACCAGCCCGGCCATGCTCGGCTACACGACGGAAGAACTCCAGAAGCACGTCCCGTCCGGCGGACGCCTGGTGGTGTCAACTCCCGCCGATGTCATTCGGCGGCGGCTCGCGCTTCGAGAAGCAGGAAAATAGATGGCAGACATTTCCGAATGGTCGCCGGTCGACGAGAGCAATAACCAATCACCTCCCGATGGCTGGCCGGAAAATCAGAGCCCCTCGTCGGTGAACAACTGCGCCCGCGCCATGATGGGCGCGATCCGGCGGTTCTATGACCAGATCATCGCCGGCACCCTGTCATTGCCGTACCTGCCGATCACCGGCGGCACGGTTACCGGCAACATCACCGCCAACGTCGTCACCGGGCAGCAACTGACGAGTAACGGCAATGTTGACGTCGCCGGCACGGTAACTGCGACTACCGGCCACTTCGCCGGCGACATCACCGGCAATGTCATTAGCAGCAACCAACTAACCAGCAACGGCAATATCAATTCGGCCGGCCTGATCACCGCCGGCGGCGGGCTCACCTCGGCCAGCAACATTACCGGCAACGTCCTCACCGGTAATGCGGTCAACTCGAACGGCAATCTCGGGGTGGCCGGAACCGGCAACATCGCAGGCGACCTTGGGGTAGCGGGTACGGTGTTTGCGCACGCCTTTGTCGACACCGATGGGCTGTTCTCGGTGTTCGACACCTTGCGGGACTTAGAGGCCCGCGTTGCGGCGTTGGAGGAAGTAGAACATGCGCGGTGACGTGACCCCCCGGGAGGAGCGCGTCCGGGCCAGGGCACAGCGTTTATGGCAAGAGGCCGGTCAGCCAGAGGGCCGGGACGAGGAGTTCTGGCACCAGGCGGAGCGAGAGATCGCCGCCGAGATCCACCAGGAGAGGAACCCAGATGTCTGATTATGCAGCACTCCGAGAACTCTATTACGAAGCCTTGCAGTTGATCCCGCCAGAAGGCGGTGTAGCAGGCGGCGCCACCCGCGGCGGCACGACGCCGGCGGAAGGCCGTGCCGCGCCCGGCGAGCGGCAGATGTCGGAGGGGCTGCGGCGCGATCTCGAAGCCTATGGCGGGCGCAACCAGGACCCCAACGCCGAGCCTGCACTGATGCAAGCGCGCACCCAAGCCGAGTGGCACCAGGCGCAACAGGCGCTGGTCTTGGCCGAGACCCCGCCGGAAGAATTAGCGATGGCGATGGGGGTGTCGGACGGGGTCGAGCCGTCGAAGCAGCAAGGCGAGCGAATGCACGAACAGCGCGCCAAGGACGCGGCAGACCGGGTCGAGCAGTCGAAGCGCGATCTCGAGGCGATGCGGCAAGGCGAGTTCCGTTCGGGCGGCGTCGGCCGCTCGGCGCCGCAACCGGCTTCCACCCCGGGCACCGTGCCCGCTCCGGTGCAAGGCCAGACCCCGCCGCTGCCGGGGCAGGAGCCGACCCAGAACCCGACGCACCAACAGTCGCACCAGCAGACCGCCGAGGCACACCGCCAGGCGGCGGCGATCCACGGTGAAGCCGCGCATAACCCAAAGGACCAGGCGCAGCACGGCGTGGCGCAAGCGGCGCACGAAGAGCAGGCCGCGGCGCATGAGAAAGAAGCGCAAGGTCAGCCAGGTGCGCCGGAAGCCCGGGCGCAACCCAAGAACGGCAAGCCGGCCAAGTAAGGAACAACGCAAATGGCGTTCGAGGGTCTTCTAGGTGGAGGGGGTGGCGACCCCCTCGACCTCTACGGCGATCTTTTTTCCGACAAGCAGAAGGCTGCGCTTCGCCAGCGCGAATTGAGCCAAGGCCTTTTGAGTTTTGCTGCCAAGCTCGGGGCGCTCTCCGCCCCGTCCCGGGTGCCGCAGGGCTCGCTCCTGGGTTCTCTCGGGCAGGCCTTGGGCGGTTTTGCCCCCTCGGACGACGCCGCCAACAAGCAGTTGGAGGGGATGCAACTTGCCGAAAAGGTGCGGGGGTTGAAGTCGCAGCGCGAGTTGATGGCCAAACTCGACCCGATTTCGCTGGGGCTCCTGGAGCGTCAGATGGGAGTTCCGCCCGGCACCTATGGCGGACCTAAAGGAGGTCTGCCGGCCGGGTTCCAACCGCCTGGCGTGCCTGGCGTTCCTGGTGTTCCCGGTGGTGTTCCTGGCGCTCCTGGTGCTCCTGGTGCTCCCGGAGCACCACCCACCGGCGGTCCCCTTGCCAGCAACGCGCCGCCACCACCGCCGATCGGGTCGTCGCCGGCGGACTATCTCAGCGGCTTTACCGGTGCTCCAGGAACCGCCCCGGGAGGCGGCGATTTTCCAGGGGCGACGGCACCCGGGCCATCTGGAGCAATGGGTCTTCCCGGTCCCGGCATGTCGCCCTTTGGCCTGCCGCCAGGGCAGCAATCCGGCCTCCTGCCGCCACCGCCGGGCGCTAATCCGCAGATGGGACAGGGGGGCGGGCTGCTAGCCGGCCTCCCTTTCGACCAAACCGCCCCTGGAGCGGCTGGGGTTGACCTGTCGAACATCCGGATCGAGCCGCTGAGTGGCGAGGCGGCGCCCGCGGGTGTCGATCTGCCGTTCCCGACCAGGGCCAACCCCAACAAGCCCAAGAGCGCCTGGGAGCAGGGCTACACCTACGAGCAACCCAAGGTGCCGTTCGGGCAAGACCCCGGAGACGTTGGACCGGGAGCTGCCCCGAGCGAGCTTGCCCGTCTTAGTCAACTGATGCGGGTCGAAACGCTGGCGAAGCCTGCCGCCGCTGCGCCGTCCAACCTGACCGGCTCAAACTGGGAGGTCGCCAACAACAACTTGGGCGGCATGCGGCGCCCGGGCGTCAACGCCACTCCGAGCCAGGGCGGGTTTCAGACCTTTGCCACGCCGGAAGCCGGATTGGCCGCGATCTCCAACCAGCTCGACCGCTACGCCAGCGGCGCCACCACCGGCAAGCCCTTATCCACCATCCGCGAGATCGTCTCGACCTGGGCTCCACCATCGGAGAACGACACCGAGGGGTTGATCAAGCGCGCCACCCGGATCATGGGGGTCGCTGACAACATCCCGCTCAATGTCAGCGATCCGGCAGTAAAAGCGAAACTGATCGAGGCCACCGTTCGCAACGAGCAAGGTGGCAGGTTGCCGGTCGATCCTAATCTGATTGCCCAGGTGGCGCAGGCACCGCCCGGCAGTTACGCCGCCGGCGGCCAGGACACCGTGATCCCGTCCGGCCGCGGCCTGCCGGCCAGTGCCTTGCAGCGTGTCGCCGATACCGGCACAGCTCCCGCCGGCGCACCGGGCGGCGTCATTCCCGGTCTCGGCATCACCCCGGAGGCGCTGGCTACCCTCAACGGGTTGATGCGACGGGCCGGGGTGGCGCATAGCCCGTTCGATAGCGTCCTGGAGACTTACTACAAATCGCCGGGGTATCTGGGGGAGAAGGCCAGGACCGAGGCACAGGCGCAAAGCGATGTTAAACTTAAGATGGACCCGCTAATCCAAACGCAAGTAGACATCGCAAAGTCTAAGGTAGAACTTGAGTACAAGCCCAAAATCGAAGAAGCCGTACAGAAACTGCAAAGCCCAATCTTGAAGGAACGCGCGCAGGCTCAAGCTGATATTGATCGTATCTCGGAAGAACTTAAACAAAACAGAATTGCTGCTCTTACTCCGACCGATGCGACTATTGCCGGTCCGGACGGGCAGCCGGTTGATACAAAAATCAGCGCTATGGATCTAGTTCTGAAGCAGGAAGACAGAGCCGATCGGATTGCAAAAGGAGACCTGGCAATACGGCCGGGTGATGTCCTCGGGAAGCCAGCGTTAAGCCCCCAAGAAACGGCTCGACAGCAGGAAGCCGGCAAGGCGCCTTACACTTCAAAGGAAATGACGCTCACCTGGCCTGACGGGGAAACCAGAAAAGTCACGCTAACCGGTGAGCAGGCAAAAGATGCGGCTGAAGGCAAGCCGGTCCCAGCTATCGGTTGGCCCGGTACAATAGGCGGTGCTGCACCGGGCGGTACGGGAACAACGGGCGGCGGCAGGGTCGGCGAGGTGGTTTACCCGCCAGGCTACGCAGAAGCCACCACCAATCTGTTGGAAAAGCGCCGGCCAAAGGCGGAAGCAGCGGTGCAAAGCCTTAATTTTAACGACACCGCTCAGCGCCTTCTTGACTCTGGAATTATTTCCGGTTGGGGAGCAACGCTTCGCCTCGACGCCGCAAAGGCAAAGTCGTTGCTGGGATGGGGTGACCAGCGGATTGCCAACACCGAGGCTTTTCTCGCAACCCAGGCACGGCAGGTTGCCTCCCAACTGGCATCGGGCGCCTTTGGCTCCGGCTCCAGCATCACCGACAACGATCGCCAATATGCGGCCAAGCTGGCCGGCGGCGACAGCAATCTCGATGAAGCGTCCCTTCGCTTTTTGCTCCGCCAAAACCAAACCGCCGCGCGCTGGGAGATCGATCGGTACAACGCCGATGTTCAGCGACACGACCCCAAGGGGCAACTACCGATCTTGCGGGTGCCGGAGCCGACCAAGGCAGAGGCCCAACCGTCAGCCAACCAACCAACCGTGATTGGTCGATCGCAACTCGGCGACAAACCGTACATCAAGTGGTCGGATGGCAAGTGGCGAGCGGAAGGCGAGTTGCCGGGGCAGGAGAAACAATAAATGCCGGTTACCGACAAGCTGCAATTGGAGGAACTGGAACGCTCGCTAGTGCCGCCGCCGCAAGCGGAAGCGGGTGGCTGGGCGACCTCCGACGATCCGAACTTCAGCGGCGGCCCTGCCGTCACACCGGACATGGCGAAGCAGCTCGATGCCCAAGCCACGCAGTACCGCGGGAATGTACTGCCGATCCGCACCGACATGGCGGGTGGGGTACATTTTGATCCCACGGCCGGCGTTCTCGGTAGCCTGATTTCCGGGTTAACTGCGCCCGGCGATGTCGCGACCGGTCGGGTGCCGGTATTCGACGCTCAAGGCAGCATCAACCCCGAGATGAACCGTCGTGCCGTTGATATGGCGGGATTGTTGGCGCTCCCCAGCCCCGGCACTTTCCAGCCTCGGGCGGCGCCAATGCAGGCGCCTGGCGCGCATGAGTTGGAAGCTGCCGGCGGGCGTGGCTACGACGCGGTGCGTTATAGCGGGGCGCAATTCGATCCGAGTATTATCACCAACACTACCCAGCGGGTCGCCGACGAATTGACCCGGCGCGGGTTTGGCGATCAAGTCGTGCCGGAATTGCACAACATCCTGGCCAAACCGCCGGGGCTTGGCAGTGTTGCGGATAGTGACACTTTGCAGGCGATCCGCAGCAACATCGCAAACGTCGGCAAGGATCGTCAGAGCCGGGCTGCCTCTGCCATCGCGGTTGGGGAGTTCGATAAGATCCTGGAGAGCCTACCAACAGAAAGCACCAGGATTACCAGACCCCAGACCGGCGCGAGTATCCCCGCTACCCAAGCCGACATCGACGCTCTGGCGGCATTACAGAGAGAAGCCCGGCAGAATTGGGCGGGGGCGCAGCGGGTCAACAAGCTATCCGGCGAACTGGATGCGGGGGTCACCGGCATTCAGGAACGTGGCGATATCCGGGCAGCCGCAGGCAATTCAGGGATGAACCTCGACAATGCGCTTCGGCAGCAAGTCGCGACATTCCTCAAGAACAAGGATGCCATTCGCGGTTTCTCGCCGGAAGAGATCAAAGCCCTTACCGATTTTGCCGAAGGTAATGCCTTACGTAGCGGCTTGCGGTTGGCAAGTAACACAATGGGTGGCGGCGGCGGCCTCGGTGCGCTGGCGGCCGGGTTTGCCGGGGCTAAAACCTTCGGCAATGTCCTGGGGTCGGCAGTCCCGGTTGTCGGTATGTTTCTAAAGAATGCGCAGAACACCCTCGCCAGCCGGGAGCTGGAGTCGATCCAGCGGCTGATTGCGCAACGCACGCCGCTGGGGCAAACCTATCGCGACGCGACCGCTCTCATCCCCGGTATGAGCGCCCGGGATGCCGCGATCCTGCACACCGTGATGCCGGGGCTACTCGGTCGCGCACGCCCCGAGGAACCGCGCCAGCCTGGAGTTGGCCCGGTTATCTAAAAGATCACCCTAACCAGGGCGTACAGCAGTATCGCCGGCACGATTAACGGAACAATCAGGGCGAGCAGCCCGCCCGTCAGGCGGACTAAAAATTCTCCCAGCGGCATCAGCCAAACGGCAACGAGAGCCAAAACGATCGGCCACAAAGGCACGGCCATCTGCTATAATCCTTCTGTCTAAAGCACGCACCTCACGAGAAGCCCGGCGGAATTGCAGCCCCCGCCGGGCTTTTTCTGCGTTTTAGGGGTGGCTCACAGTCGCCGCCGTAAATCGCAAGGGGTTTGACGGACTATTATACCAGCGCGGGTGATTTCGCTTATGTCACTGGAGTTCAGTAGAGTATTAACGTAACGATCGCAAACCGCTCGCAATTTGGCGGTTGATCCGTCAAGATGTACCCATAACATTCCCATCGTTACGCCCGCCACAATAAAGCTAATCATAAACATCATTGGCGCTACTAAGGGGTGACGATCAAGCCACGCGGAAATCGCCGCCATTTGTCCGGTTCTTTACTTCTGAGCCAGCGCATCGAGCTTGAGCGACATCGCGATTAGCTGGTCCTCCATTCCGTTCAGCCGGTCATCGATGGAGTTAAGTCGCACCTCAAGTGCCGCCGTCACCTCGACCATCTGCCGCGATAGGGTTGCCGCGACCGCCTGATACCCCGCCTCACGCTGCTCGTCGCGCAATCGCATCAGGCCCATGTCCTGCTGGATGCGGTCGAGCCGCTGCCCCAGCAACCTCCAGTTCACCACGTCGTCGCTCACTGCACCCGCACCGCCAGCGGCTGATCCAGCCGGACCACGATCTGTTGCGAGCCTTGCGGCCAGAGATGACCCGCCAGGCCACCGGCGGCCGAGATCGCCGCGGCGGCGAGCAAGATCATCGCTACCGCTTTTAGCGGCTCCCAGAAGGCCTGCTTGCTTTTGAGCAGCAGATCAACTTTCAGCATCTCCACGCGGATTTCTTCTTCGGTCATGGGGTGTCCTCCTTCGCCCCGGCCGATCACGCCCGGAACGCAGTACAGGGGCCGCCAAAAGCAGCACCGGAAACGAAGGAGAACCTCGGAGACTGGCGCTGCGCTCTTAACTGCGGTGATCGCCGCAGTGGGTCATATCTAGGATGCCCGCCCGCCAATGTCTCGAAAATAGATGGTTAACAGGCTCTGCGACGCCGGCGGAGCGCGGCACCCAGACCCAACAGGCCGGCACCGAGCAACCCCAACGTCCCTGGCTCCGGCACACCCACCACGTCCGAGGTGATGTCTTGCGAGCGACCCGCCAGGGTGGCGGTGGCGCCGGACACCAACTCGCCGCCGGCCCACATGGTCCAGGAATAAGGCGCAGAGGTGACCCACGGGCCGGTGAGTTGGCCGGTGTTATAGGAGTCCGCCCCACCCGTCGCGACGCCGGACGACGCGCTGGTCAGGAGGAGCCCCGGCAGATCGGTGACGGTGGAAGCGCCCTGGTCGTTGGCGGTGTCGCCGTACCACTGCATGTCGATAAAGGAGCCGGCGGCGTTCAGCCAGGTGCCTGAGCCGGCGGCCGAGAAGGTTGCCGTGGGCGCGGCGAAACCGGTGCCGCCGACGGCAACCTGGATCGAGGCAGTGGTCCCGGTATTGTTGGTGATCTGGGTAGAGTTGGTCAGGAGCGCGTTGGTCGGCGGACCCACGGTCTGGAACTGGCTCGATCCTTCGAACAGCACGCCGCCGATCGTGGTCGGCGCCAAGGTGAGCACCCCGGTCGCCAGGTTCTGATCGCACGAGGTGTTGTCGACGCACAGAAAGCTGTCGCCGTTAACCAAGGCCGAGATTTGCAAGGTAGCGTGCGACGGCGCAGCCCACAGGAGGGCGGCAGCGGCGGTAAGCGGTGCTAGATGCTTCACGTGAAAACCTCCTTTTGGAGGCAGCCCAAGGGGTCACGACGCAACCGGCGTGCCGGGGGTTCGATATAAAGATTTTAACGTGTTAGCGCAGGCGGTGTCGGCGTTTTTTACACCGTCATCCAGACATTTGGCGGGAGGGCTCACTCCGGCCTGTCGGATTTCTTGACGTGGCCACAATTCCCAGATGAGGGTATGCCCCATGACCACACCCGACCACGAGCCGCCACCGATGGTGCCGAGTGCTAAAGAGCGGGTCGATGCCGTCTACGAAGCCTGGAATAGCCCGGACGGCGAGCCAGACATTGAGGTACTGCACGAAGCGGCTATGGAGCAAGCCTACTGCGACGGCTGGAACGCCGCTCTCCCTCACGAACTGACCAAGAGTTGGCGCGAACAATACGAGCGCTTTTTGAGGAAAGGACAGACCCCAGAGGCATTTTACGCTGAAATATGCGCGGCTCGCGGCGACGGCTGGAACGCCGCTCGCGCCGCGCAGGATGAGCGCGATCAGATAAATTTCGACGAAGGGCGGGCGTTTGAGAGGAGGAGAGCCTCCAATCAAGCGCTGGATGAGCTGGCCGCCGAGACCGAACGCCGCGGCTTATATCCCAGGGCGCACCGCCCTAATGCCGGTCCTTAAGTTCGACCTCGCTCTCCCGGAGACCGACCCGGATGGCGTTTTCGCAAGCCTCCAGCACCTCTTCATGGTCCTCCGGCAACGCGAACAGCGCAATCACGTGACCTAAGACGAGCCCCATCGAGAAGATGATCCGGTCCGGCGCCTCGCCCTCCAACGCCGCCTCGATGCGCTGCACCAGCAGGATTGGCGGCTCGCCTTCCATCATCCCTCCACCCGGGTGAGCCCGCGCATGGTGTAGCCCAGCCGCTCCAATTGCTTCAAAAACGCCACCGCCGCGTCGTATTCGCTGCACCGCACGTCCACCAACCCGCCGCCCTTGTGCTGGGCGGTCAGGCGGTAATGGTGCGGCACGGGCACCCGCTTTTGCACCTGCACGATGCCGGCCTCGAAGCGGGCGGTCTGCCCGGTCTCCAGGGTGATGTCGGTCATTCTGCCCTCCCCCTCATAACGACAGCACGAGGCCAAGGCCGAGCAGCAACAGCCCAACGAGGAGCGCATCGATGCGGGTGGTCATGGGCTAGCGGTGAGAACAAACGGCCAAATTTGGTGGCATTTTTGGTGGCATTTTTCTGCCACCAGCCCCGAAGCGCCCCGTTTTTGTTCTTGCGGACACTTGGCCAAAATGGCTATAAGCCATTGACCGATAAGGCCACGGGGCGTAGCGCAGTCCGGTAGCGCGCCTGCTTTGGGAAGATGCCGGGTGATCACCGCAAGCCTCTCAATTCTCTATCATTTTCGCCACAGACATTGGCGTTGGTGGCACTTTTGGTGACATTAAAATTTTTTGTCGATCAATCTCGGCGACGATCGCGCGCCGGTTTGCATCGATCTGTTCATGGAAATCGCCGCCGCGAACCAATGCGTCGCGCTGCGACAAGCCGAGCCAGACGGCTCGGATGAGATCCCCGTCAGTCGCATAGCTAAGACCGCGGCGATGCAACTCCCCGGCATAATCGTATTTGAATTTCCTCGCCATCAACCCGGCATCCCCTTGACGATGCGCACCGCTCGGGGCTGTTGCGCCGCCTCCATCGCCGCCCGCACCTGCGCCGTGTCCGAATTGGCGTAGCGCGTCGTCGTCGCGATGTCGGCGTGACCGAGCATTTCCTTTACGACGTTGAGGTTGCCGCAGGCGGCCAAGGTGCGGGTCGCCGCGGTATGCCGCAGATCGTGGAAGCGCAATGCCGGCAACCCGATCGCGTCGCGCGCCGCCATCCAATCCTTGCGCCAGCCGTCATGCGTGAAGGGGTAGCGTGCACCTTTTTGCTGCAGCACGCCGTGGTGCGGGTCGTGGCGGTTACGGCGGCAGACATAGGTGAAGACGAACTCGCGGTGCCGCCCTTGCTCACGGGCGAGGAGCTGCGCCAGGCCATCGGTCAGCGGCAGCATTAGCAGCTTGCCGCCGGGGCGTCGCGACTTAACCCGGAAGGTAATCGCGCGGCCTTGCCAGTCGATCCGGTCCCAGCGCAGGCCGATGGCGTTCTCCAGCCGCACCCCGCTGAGTAGCGCGAATTCGACGAGCGGCCAGTAATCCGTCCGCAACGCCGCGAACAGCTCGGCCTCCTTGTCGGCCGACAGGATCGTCTGCGCCTTGTCCGGTTCGGGCAGCAATACCCGGCCCCAGGCGATTTCGGGGACCTTCGCCTGCCAGTGCCGGGCGGCGATGACGACCGAGCGCAACAAGCCGATCTCGCGGTTAATCGAGGCGTTGGCGCGATCCTTAAGCTCGATCTTGCCGGTCTGTTGGTTCTTCGCCTTGCGCACCCGGCGGCGGGCGACGTAGTCCTCCAGATCGCGGGTGCCGATCGCATCCAGCAGCGTATCGTTGCCGAGCTCGGCGATTAGCGTCTGGCTGTGTCGCCGGATGTCGTCGGCGCTGCTGACATGCGCGCCTCGGGTTTTCCAGTATTGTCCGAGGGCTTCGCCGAGCGTGATCCCCGATTGGGGCGGCGGCGCGCCGTCTTTGGTCGCGGCGCGACCAGTCTTGGCGGCGGCATAGATGGCGGCCGCGATGGCCTCCGCTTCGTCGCGGGAACCTGCTGCAATGCGGTCGCGAAATCGACGACCTCTGACCTGAAAATCTTCATACCAGCCGTCTCGGCCTGGTCGCTCGGTGATGAGAGATCGCCGCAAGGTCCGCGCTCCTGCTGTTGGAGGTAATGCGCCAGATCACTGGCTTTGAACTTCTTCCGGCGCCCGACCAGTACATAGCGCAGCCGGCCCGCTTCGATCTCGGCGTTTAGTGTGTCGGGGGCGATCCCCAAAGCGCGGCAGACTTCCGCTTGCGGGATCACCAACCGACCGCCGGCCAGCTCCTCGATGCGCTGCCAGATGTCGGGATCGATCGTGGCTGTGGGGGCAGCCATCTGCGCGCCTCTCCTATTGCCGACTAAAGACTTCGTCCCACGGGTTTACCGGCACTGGAACTGGGGTTTGCTCCGCCGGCAAGCCGATCTCGATTTCGATATCTCCGTCGCGCGAAATCCTGACATACCGGATGGGGTGCCCGGCAGCCTCCACCGCCTTGATTGCGGCGGTTACGTCGCGCTGGCGGAATTTTGATGGGGCTCGCGACATCAAGAAGCCTTGGACTGCGACCGCGTTTGATGGACTTTCCACAGCCGAAGACGATCCCCGATAGGATCGTCGCTTACGGCCGCAGGGGCTTCCACCTCGGCGTTGAAATTGAATTTATACGTCGCGCCATCGGCCGTGGTGATCGTCACCTCCGAAAAACCCTTGGCCCGGGCGGCCTCAAGCGCATCCTCGACGCGTCGGCGGAACGGCGGGGCCTTGCCGGTCTTGGCCGGGGGGACAGCCATCGGCACTCTCCTTGAAGAGCGGAATATGTGAAAAAAAACACCTCTCAGCCATCATAGGCGCGGCAAAAACCGCTTGTCCATAGGAGGAGAAAAAAAATCACCGAATCGCCGCTGCATGGGTTGCGTGCGGCTTTAAGTCACGCGTAGCATGTCTGTAACGGGTCGGAACGGGAGGATGTAATTGGCCAATACCAAGAAACCGCTCGGCCCGCTTCTCCCGATTGCCGACGCTCCGATCAAGCCCGGCGAGGTTTTTGGCCCTTGTCTCCTGACCCCCGGCCGCAACCGGCTTTGGACAATCGGCGAATGGGACGGCACCAATTGGCACGATCTCGACAACGGTCCCGTAGACCCCACCCACTATTTGCTGTTGCCGTCCGATGACGAGGATGAGTGATCGCCGTTGAGCACCCGATCCATCACCTGCCGCATCAATTCGCAGGGGTCCACGCCCGCCCCATCGTCGCAGGCGACGTAAACCAAGGCCGCAATCTGCGCCGTCATCATCCGGGCCGCCACCGTGATGCGTTTCAGCTTTTCGCTATCGACCGGCAGCGGCACCCCTGTCGGCGCCGCCTCGGCCACGCCAAACAATTCAGCGGGCGCCACATCGAGGGTTTTCGCCAGGTTGAGAAGCAAGTTGGTCGAGCGGCCCTCCTGCGGCCTGGAAAAATAACGGTGCGTTATCCCGGCCGCTTCGAGGGCCGCGCGCATACTCAACCCTTTGGTCTTCGCCAGAGCCTGGACCCGCTTTTTGAACGCCGCGTCATCCCATAAAGCGTCTACCACGGCCGCACCTCCCGTGCCGATCGGTACCTGGACAAAATGTCCACCATCACTCCTCCATACGTGAAAATTTTCACCGTATCCAGCCAAAACATATAGTTAACGGAACGCGGTTTTTTTCACTTGTCTGGGTGATTTGAAACGCCCAAAGTCGGGGTATGATCGCTCCCCCCGACCTGCTCAGGCTGGCCCGCCTCTACGCCGCGGCCGAGGGCGTGTCGCTCTACACCGTCGGGCGACGGGCTTGCAGCGGCAATAACCGGATCTTCCGTCGCCTCGAAGACGGGCACGGCGCCAACACCCGCACCCTCTCCCAGACCGAAACGTGGTTCCGCGCCAATTGGCCGCAAAACGCTCCTTGGCCCGCGGATCTAGCGCCGGGGCCCCTGTCGCAGCGACGGCGCCGGAAGGTGCCGGATGACGACAACGAGCCCGGCAGCGATGTGTCTTGTGCCGTGGTGGGCGAGTGATCGGCAGGCTTGGCCTAGCGCGGCAGGGAGTGTGGCAGGGCGTGGCAGGCCAGGCGTGGCTCGGCACGGCTGGGCGCGGCAGGGAGTGGCAGGCAGGCCGGGGCAGGGCCAGGCTTGGCCGGGCTCGGCAGGCGGGGCAGGCATGGCTCGGTGCGGCATGGCGCGGCGCGGCTAGGTTAGGCGAGGCAGGCAGGGCTGGGCAGGGCTCGGCTAGGCTCGGCGTGGCGGGGTACGGCAGGCACGACAGGGCAGGGCACGACGTGGCACGGCTCGGCAGGGCAAAGCAGCGGGAGACCGGGATCGGTGAACACCAAACGTAAGCCGCAGGCGCCAAAACCGCCCGTTCCTTCCGAATTCGAGCTGCACTGCCAAGTGGTCAAATTCCTCAACCACGCACTCGACGGCAATAGCGCGTTTTTTCACCCGGCCAACGGCGGTTACCGGCACGCCACGGAAGCCAAGCGGCTGAAGGCAATGGCGGTGATGCCCGGCCTGCCGGATCTCGGGGTGATCAACGACGGCCGGATCATCTGGCTGGAGATCAAGCGAGCCAAAGGCTCCTACCTCTCACCCGCCCAGCACTACTGCCACGAGGTACTGCGGCGCGCTCGTAGCCCGGTTTACGTCATCCGCTCTCTTGCTGACCTAGAAGAAGCGCTACGAGGGGCCGGCATTCCCTTAAAGGCGCGCGTCACATGAACAGCCAAAACCAAGAAAGCCTGATCGCCTCTCTGAAGTCGATCGCCCGCTCGCTGGAGGCCCTCTTGGTGCGGCTCGACCGGATCGAGGAGCGCCTCGCCGATCTGACAGAAGCGCTGCCGGACGAGGAAGACGAACGGTGACCTCAATGCGAGTGTCGCTGCCCGGTCTATTCGCCAACATCGTGCGCGATCTGCCATCGGAGGAGCGCGGACAATACGGCTTCGTGCTTGATGAGGTGCTGAGGCACCTGCGCGAGACGATTGCTGGCGAGCACACGCTTGACGAGTTCGCCGAGCACTACTGCCTTAAGGAGCGCTCCGATGCCGGCTGAACCCGGTTGGCAACCGCGCCGCTTCCGCTGCCTCAAGTGCAAGGATATCTGGTGCGGTTGGTTGCCGATGTTTTGTGCCTTTGATGTCTGGATCGCTGTCGCGAAGGTTATGCGTTGCCCGCACTGCGGCGCCGGTTCCCGGCGCATTGTCTTCGATGACCTAAAGCCTGAGCCCGCCGATGCGGCAGACTAACGAACAGGCTGCAAAAGCCCTAAAAGAACGCGCCCAGCTCAACGCCGCATACCGACGCGCCCGGTCGGCGCACCGCCGCGAACTCTACGAACAGGAGCCGCGGCTGCGCCAGTTCGCGCTACAGCTCAACCGCTTCCAAATGCCGGACGCGGCAGCTTTCCTGACCTATGTCCGGGAAGAGAACAGATCGTGGCTCCTGACCGCCCCGCCGGAATTGCGGGCGGAAGCCCTGTCTTTAGTCAACGAGCGCATCCAGCGCATCCGGCAAACCCAGGGGTTGGTGCCGCTGGACGATCCGCTGCCGGAACAAGACGACGATGTTTGGCAGCTAGCCAAGCGAGAGTTGGCATGATCAAAGAATTACTCCACGCCTACGGAACCTCGCGCCGGCGCGAGTTTAGCCACGACCGCTTGTCCACCTTGGGCTCGTCGGGCCAAGGCCGCTGTATCCGGCAGACCGCGTTCTCCCTCCTGTCGGTGCCGCCGGACACTGGCTTTGTCGATAGCTGGGGCGCCGCACTGCGCGGCACCGTCTACGAAGATCACTGCTGGGTTCCGGCCCTGCGAGAGGCCCTCCCAGAGGGCGTGGAGCTGCTGTTTGCCGGCGATGATCAGTGCACCATGGTGGATGAAGAAGCGCGCCTCAGCGCCACCCCTGACGGTCTGATCGTGGGTCTGCCGCGGTGGTGTCTCGCCGACCTCGGAGTGGAAGACTGTCTCGCCGACAGTGTGCTCGTCGAGTGCAAGACCGCCGACCCGCGGATGCTGTTGCGCAAGCCCCGGCCGCATCACGAGTTCCAGGTCCAGATGGCGATGGGGCTGGTTAGGCGCTGCACCGACTTCGCGCCGGAATACGCCGTCATCTCCTATACGAATGCGAGCTTCTGGGACGAGGTGACGGAGTTCGCGGTCAAGTATTCCGAGCGGGTCTATGCCGCCGGGGCCGAACGGGCCGCCGGCGTCTTCGCCGCCACCAATCCCTTACAGCTAGTGCCAGAGGGCAAGCTGGCGGGCGGCGACGAATGCAAGTATTGCGGCTGGGCAACCCAATGCGGCGAAGCCGAGGTGTCGCGGGTGCCCGCTGGCGGAGTTCGCTTAGCTACCGAGGCGGTGGCCGAACTAAAGCTGCTGCGCGACGCCGAGCGCGCGCTGGCGGGCGCGATCGACGACAACTCCTCGATGCGCTTGGTCGCGCAGGAAGCCATCAAGCAGTTCCTGCACGACCACCAGGTGCGGGCCCACAAGGGCGACGGCTGGTCAGTGACATGGAGCACGGTCAAAGGCCGGGTGACACTCAACAAGGACGCCGCGCAGGAAGCCGGGATCGATCTGTCGCCATTTGAACAGGAGGGCAATGCCAGCGAGCGCTTAATTGTGACATGAGCAGACGATGCGACCACCACCACAAGCCAAAACCACCCACACAAGGACAATTCACATGACACTCACCGACGTGACGACCCGCACGAGCAATCTGCCCGCCAACTTCAGCGACGACCCCTACCTCGACTACGGTATCGAAGCCGCCACCGCCGGGGCCAATTTCCTCAAATTCTCCCGCAACGGCCAGGGCTTTACCTACGGGATGGACGGCGCGCCCTTGCCTTTGGGTACCCGCCTCGCGGCCAATATGGCGGGGGTCAGGGTTGGCTGGTTGAAATGGGTCGACGGCAAACCGGAGAAGGTGCTTTCGCTCGTTACCGAACGCCGCAAGATCAGCCGTGACGAACTCGGCGACAATGACCCCGCGCTGTGGGAGATGCCCGGTCAGGACCCGTGGAAGCAGGCGGCCGAGCTGGAGCTGGTCGACGGTCAGGGGCAGCAATACATCTTCTCCACCAGCTCGTTTGGCGGCACGAAGGGGGTGAAAAAGCTCTGCTACGACTACGCCCGCGAGCGGCGCTCCAGGCCCGGCCAGGTGCCCCTGGTGGAACTCGGCCAGCACTGGTACCCGCACCCCAAGTTCAGCAAAGTCTGGGAACCGGATTTCGCGATCATCGACTGGGTGGACGAGACGACGCTCACCCCGGCGGGGCAGCAGGCCGACGGGCGGGGCGGCTCGGCCGACCCGTTCGATCTCGATGCGCCTCAGGAAAAACCCGTAGAAGCACCCGCGGAAAAACCCGTAGAAACAGCGGCCAAGAAGCCGGTGCCCGTCTTAAAAGCCAAAACCCCGCGGTTTTAACTGAGGGCGCCGGCTGGTCCTGGGCTAATCTAGTGCCCGACAAAAACGGAAACCGCCCCCTCCCTTAGCTTGGCGGCAGTGGAGGGGGCGGTCCTCACGAACGCACGGGCTTAACGCTTAGGCGCAGACGCCCGTTCAATGCCCGGGCAATCCCCCATGCGCGATGCCAATTATACCGAAACTATTGAATTTCTAAGTGCGTTTTTTCGTGACACCGAACAGGCAGTCGAGCTTAGGGCATTACGCAATAACGGCGGGGCGACACAGCCGCTATTCACCCGCGACCCAGACGAAGTTGTCGCCTACTGCCAGCATTACGACGGGCTCGGTTGGGGACTTTACTTCGGGCTTGCTACGCGAGACAGCCTGAACCTCGGCGGCAAACGCGAGAACCTGCGCGAACTTCCTTGCCTCTGGGCCGAAATCGACATTCACAAGTTCGGCATGTCTGTCGAGCAGGCGGTCGGGATATTGCTCGCCTGCCCGCTGCCGCCGTCCCTCATCGTGTCGTCCGGCCGCGGATTGCACGTCTACTGGTTATTGTCGCCGCCGCTGTCGGTGACCCACGCGCCGTTCGGCGAGGATTTGGAAAAGCAGAGGGTCGAGTTGGTGACCCGCTCGTTCGTGCGGATCTTTCACGGCGACCAGAACGCGGTCGATCTCACCCGGGTGCTGCGGCTGCCCGGCACGCACAACACCAAGGAGGGCTCGCTGTTGCCTTGCCGGGTGCTGGAAGCCTCATGGACCCGCTACGAACTGGAGCAGGTCGAGGCCTTCGCGGCGCTCTCGCCGGTGCTGATCGCCCCTGCAGCGGCTACCGACTTGCCGACCGGGCAGGAAGAGGCCGCACCCGACGACCCCGACGACCCCTACGCCGCCTACGGCACCAACTGGCGCGAGCCGTTCGATCTTGGTCGGCTCGACCGGATGGTTTGGAAAGACCCCGACTTCCCGATCCACGAAAACCGGCTGCGCGCCATCGCCAAGCTGGTCGAGCAGAGCACGCCGGACGAGGAGATATTTGCTCGGGCTTTAGCCGCCACCGAGCGGGCGGTGGCAGAGGCGCCGCCAACCCCGGAGACCCTGCGCGAACGGGCACGGTGGGACTGGAAAGCGGAAGAAGCGACGATCCGCAAGGAAATCAGGGGGGCGCACGCGCTGCCGCCACTATCCCGCAAACTCGCAGCAGAGCCGGAACCGCCAAGACGGGTGATACAACTCCGGCCGGGGCAGCAAGAGCAGGAAGAAGACGATCCCCTGCCGGTTAAAGCGTCAGCCAATCGGCCAGTCATCTTTGTCAAAGCGGGGGAATTATCGGCAACCGCGGATCAGGCCGAGCAGATCCTGGTGGCGGCCGGCGTGGCATTTTATGACCGGGTCGGACGGCTCATGAGGCCAGTGGTACGGGAAGCCACCGCATCAAACGATCACGTGACCAAGGTCGCCCGGCTTACCGAAGTGACGACCACCTTCATGGTCGACACGCTATCGCGCCTGATCGAATGGCGCAAATACGACAAGCGGGCAAAAGCCTGGCTGCGCTGCGACCCGCCAAAGGAAATTGCCGCAACCCTGCTCGACCGGGCCGGGAATTGGGCGTTTCCCCAAGTATTGGCCGTGGTTACCGCGCCGACCCTGCGCCCGGACGGGACGGTGGTGCTGGACGAAGGCTATGACCCCGCGACCCAACTGGTATTGCTGGCACCGCCGCCAATGCCAGACATGCCAAGCAGGCCAACTCGGCGCGATGGCGAAGCTGCTCTGGAGATATTGAACGGATTGCTCGACGAGTTCTGTTTTGTCGATGATGCCAGCCGAGCCGTCGGCATGTCGGCGCTGATCTCGCCGATCGTGCGCGGAGCGCTGTTGACGGTGCCGGCGCACGTTATCAGGGCACCAACTGCCGGCACCGGCAAAACTTACCTCGTCGAGGTCGCGGCGGCGATCTCAACCGGCCGACGATGCCAGGCTTTGGCCGTCCCGCCGTCCGACGAAGAATTCGAAAAGCGGATCGGCGCCGTCCTGATCGGCGGCCAGGCGATGGTCGCATTCGACAATCTCAACGGCGAACTGCGCGGCAATGCCCTGTGCCACATGGTCGAGCGCCCGCTAGTGCAGATCCGGCCACTCGGTTTCTCGCAGACGATCGACATCGAGCAGCGGGTCTGCGTCTTCGCCACCGGCAACAACATCACCATCGTCGGCGACCTGGTGCGCCGCAGTTTGTTGGGTTCGCTCGATGCCAAGGTCGAAAGACCGGAACTCAAACAATACGAAAAAAGGCCGTTCGATGCGGTACTGGCCGATCGTGGTAAATATATTGCCGCAGCCCTAACAGTAGTGCGGGCATACCAGCAAGCCGGGTTCCCCGGATTATTACCTGAACTAGCTTCTTTTGCCGATTGGTCAAGGTTTGTCCGGTCGGCTCTGGTGTGGCTCGGGATGGCCGATCCGGTAGAGACTATCGAGAAATCACGCGAGAACGATCCCGATTTAGCAGCGCTAAACGATGTAGTAGAGGCATGGTATGACACCGGCAAAGGGTTGAATGTCGCCCGCTCGGCAGGCGAGCTAATTAGCATGGACGAGCTGCACGATGTGCTCGCCCCGGTGGCCACCGGCAGCAAGGGAGCGCTCGATGCGGGCAAGCTGGGCCGATGGCTTGCCCTGCAGAAGGACAAAACGGTTGGCGAAGTTCGCATCACATCATCCGGTAAAGGCGGTCATCACGGGAAAAAGTGGAAGCTCGTCACCGCAAAAATAGAGAACGAAGCATGAAAACTTATGGGGGGTCAAGTGGGGTCATGGGGGGTTCTCCTTCGAAACGTGTGGAGTGGCAGTGCTAAAATAGCAATATAAGAGATAGTAAGGTATGCTTATGACAGTTCATAGGGGTAGGCTGGAGGTTCCCCCTAGACCCCCCGCAACCCCCCATCACCCTGCGGGCTGTCGCCTAGCGGCGGCCGGCGGGCCGATTTTTGTAGTTTAACCTCTGCGGGGCGGGACTATGAGTAGAGTGACGCGGAATGCGGCGCCGGAGACGGAAGCGCGGAGAGAAATTTTCCATAAGGTTTTTATGGCTGAGGTGTTTTTTCACGAACATAAATTTACCTTGGGAATGTTGGAACAAATTGATCCGGCTTTATATGAGGCGGTGACGGATCAATACGATATGTTTTATGACGCGTATGTGTTCGGGGAAGAGCAGGAGTGCATATTGCACGGCGAGGCAATGGTTCGAGGCTGGGCTAAAGCAATATTGTGTATGGAGGAGGTGGTGATCGGGAAAGCGGTGGAGCTTTTTCCGGGGGCCAGGGTGGTGCGGATCGTGGAGAAGCCCCGGCCATGGGACGCTGACGATGAATTGACACCAGATGTTGATTAGCACTTCCGCAAGCATCCCGGATTTGCTACAGAAACCGGGTATGCTTACGGGGGCCGTCCCCGGGCAACAGCTTCGACGCGAAGCGTTGGCCTGGACGAGACCCATCCATAGGCCCGCACTCCGCCTGTGGACGGTCGAGGAAATCCGCGAACGATTGGCCGATGCGGCCGATACGCTCAGGCGTTTGCCGAAACCTCCTGGGCTCGAACGCTCTCTGCAATCGCCGTGGCCGGATACGCTGAGGGAGTGGCTGGCTTATGGCGATGTCCGAACGCAGGTCAAGCGGTCGGCGCCCAGCCCGCAGGCGATCGACCGGCTGGACGAGGTGTTAAGCTGGATCGGACCCAATCACCTGACGGCGGAACAGCGCGCCATCCTATGGGCTCGCGAAGGCGAGCACATGCGGTGGGCCAGGATCGCTCACCTGGATGCGCAGATGCACCGGCGTAAAGGTCGTTCGGAACGCTGGCTTAGAACCATCAAGGCGGACGCCGAGGCCAGGATCGTTAATCGGCTGAACGGGACGCCGCAGCGGGCGAGGATGTCTGTTCCATGAAATGCCCGATAGATCGTCAGGGAGGGCCGCCAGACGGGCGGAAAGGGTTGGCGGCTACCACCGTAGCCAAAAAGCTTTTAGGTGGTCTGGCGGGCTTCGCTATCGCGCGGTGGCGCAACGATGGCGCTCAGGAAGTATGAGACCAGGGCCTGCGACCGCTGCGGCCGGGAGGTCGAGCTGATGGCGACGCCGGAGGCGTGGACCGGCTGGTGGGA